CAGATATTCTTGCTATGGCAAAGGATCTAATCAGCGATGACTTCCATGTAAAATTTTCAGGTTGGGAAATGACTGCAACACGTGATGAAAAGACAGGTCAAATTGTTACTACAGTTGGCATGCCTCAGCATCCAGGTCTAGAAAAGATTTTGGAAACTGCTGAAAAGATGTACGGTTTCGTAAATCAAGGCACTACTAAAAAGTAATACTTTTAGTTTCAAAGAAAGCTCCGCTAGTCGGGGCTTTTTTTTGCCCAAAATTTGACAATAAATGGGTTTAGTGCTATACTACATGTATTGATTAATTAAAGGAGCTTGTATGACAGTTGATGTTGCTATCGCCCAAGGTGTTGCTAAAGACATGCAACAAAAACGTGAAATCCGCATGTATGGTTGCACTGAAGCCCAGATGCGTGAGGCTGTAGAGCAAAGTATTACTTTTCGTCATAGTGGTCCTGCTATGATGGCCGCTAGTCTCATGTCCGATTGTCAGGAAATGATTGCTCACGACAACGGTGGTTCTTACGATTTCATGGTTATCGAAGATGTTCGCCAAGCACTGAATCGTGCTAAGTGGATCCTGTTTGAATACTGTGACAAAAGGTAATACTTAATGTTACATACCCAAACTTGACAATAAATCGGTTTGGGTATATAATACTTGTATTGATTGATTAAAGGAGCTAGTTATGAAGGTAAAACTTTTTGTTACAGGTAGTCAGAATTACATGTATTTCAAAAACAAACTTCCTACTAGGCGTTGGGATTACTGTGAGACAGCCCGTACAGTGACCATCATCCCTGATCCGGTCAACGTCTACCAAGACGGTGAGTATGGTTTTGTGACAGTTTTTGGTCGTAAGATTTTTGTCAAATGTGACGGAAGTCACTGGGAAATCGTTGGTGCTGAGAAATCCAAAACTTGACAGTAAATGGATTTGGGTATATAATAGAATCTTAAACAGTCGAAACAAGGAAACAAAATGTCAAACGAATTCAAATCTTGGGAAGAAATGTCTGAGCTGGAACAAGCCCGCGAGACCTTCTGGGACATGTACAAGGATGCTCATGGTTTTCGTCCCCGACATGTAGATACCTCGGGCTGGACTCTTGCTGAGTTCCAAGCAGAGTTTGATTACCTTGGTGGAATTATTGAACAAGAGGAAGCCCATCGCAAAGCCTCCGAAGCAGAGGCTATCATCAAGTTTGAACAGCATGTGACCAACACTATATGTATGGGTGCTCGCAACCGTGAGACCGCGCTTAAATGGATTATGGATGCTAGCAATGCTAATGGCGACTGGGAATATCTTTCCCATGAACTGGGCTTGCCCTATAGCTATTTCAAGCAAGTGGCCTGAGGTTGACAATAAATGGGTTTGGGTATATAATAGAGTCTTAGACAGTCAAGAAAAGGAAACGAAATGTCACAAATGCTTTGCTACACACTTGAAATTTACAAATCTGACAAGCGTACCAAAGAAGGTAAGCGTTTGGTTGCAAAACAAGATTTTGGCCCTTCTACTAAAGACTATATTGAGACTGTTGCCAATGCTAAACGCAAGTTGGGTTTCATTGTTGAGATGTTCCAAACTTATGAGATTAAGCAAAATTTAATGACTGGCAAAACATATAAGGAACGTTACGACACCCCGTATTTCTGTTCTCCTTCTAGCGAATCTTTTTGGAGCATGTAATCATGGCTCGCTATCAAAAACCCGTACTTAATTATAACGCCGATGCTGTTTGGGCCGCGTCTTGTGCCGCTCAACGTATCAATGGTGCTTATGTTAAACTGAGTATGATTAGCGAATCGGATCCTGAAATGGATCGTAAATCTAATCGCCAAATTATAGAATCATTGATGACCGATGCTACACCGATCACCGATGAGGACCGTGAACAGGGAAAGAAAGTTCGCAAATACTATCAAGCACTTACCTTCAAAATCCTTAAAGGAATTAAATTAAGTGAATTTGATAACACTGCAATGCTTATTAGTAATCGTGATATCATTAATGATAATTATGATGTGGCAGTTATAGCAAGTTTGCCTAGTTGCTATGAGCGAGGTGTTAAACGTGATGGTGTGGACCAACGAGTCAAATTTGCTACCGGCGGGTATATCGGTAGAGTTGGTGATAAGGTTACTTTTACGGTTGAAATTGCCAAAACTAATTATAGTCAAAAATGGAATACCAATTATGTTACTGGAATTACTACCGATGACCAAGCAGTATTTTTTGCCTACAATCACATTGACAATGTTGAAATCGGGAATACTTATACCTTTTCCGGAACTATTAAATCACACCGAGACAACCTAACACAACTGAATCGGGTAAAGATCGTTTGACAATATATCCTCTATACTGTATACTATAATCATTCTTCACACACAGGAGTTTTACATGAGTCACCTTGTTTCATTCATTCTTGGTATCGTAGTCGCAACAGTAGGCTTTACTGGTGTTGCTAAACTACTTGACAGCGGTGTCGATAAGACCAAAGCAATTGTGCAAGAACAAGTTAAGGAACAATAATGGCTTGGATTGCCGTTCTACTGTTATTGTTCTTTGGCCAATTTCTCTTTGCATTCTTATTGGCTGCCCTAATACTTATGTTTGAGTGAATTATATGAATCAACGAATTAAAGAACTAGAACAACAATGCTGGAGCCATCGTGTAGACGGCGTACTAGTAGACGGCCATTTACACTTTGATACAAAAAAGTTTGCTGATTTGATTGTATGGGAATGTATGAAAATCTGTGAAGATGTTATGCAAAAAGATAACTCTGCGCTTGCCTGTTGGAGTGGAATCAAAGGAACATTTCGGAGTTGAATAATGATATTTGATTTTTTTAAGAATCGCGGTGACTACTCTAACGTAGTTAAATTCCCTGATAAGGTGCCTTATGTTGAGCCACCAAAAAGAGAAGTTGGACCAGAACCAGTGTATAGTATTGGAACAACTGATCAAAGTACTCACATGACTTTCAAGATTGGTTATACTACACTTACTATGACTAAGCAAGGTTGTCAAGATTTGATAGACCAACTTGAAGTTTTTAAAAATCAATTGAGGGGTGAAGAATGAGTGCAAGTTGGATTAGAAAACTAAACGAGAGTGACAGTCGCCTTCATAAAGAAGATGTGATTTTGCAGGCACTTGAGGCAAGTGTCCTAGGCAGTCGCAATAGTCAGATTTTCTTAGGCTTTACTAAGGCTTGTTATAATCCTTATGTTACATTTGGAGTGCGTCAAGTGCCCGATACAGTAGGCATTGTTGATGCAGAAAATCCTTGGGATGATTTTAACGAGTTGATGTTGCAACTTAGTCAACGTCAATTGACAGGGCATGCCGCACGTGATGCTATTCAAAACTTGGCTGAACGTTTTGATAGTGTTGAATGGAATACATTTTTAGCACCTGTACTACGCAGAGACCTTCGTGCAGGTATTAGTGATAAGACAATCAATAAAATTTGCAAAGGTACTGATTACGAGATTCCAATCTTTGGTTGTCAACTAGCAACTAACAGTGAAGGTCGTCCCGAGATGAAAGGTATCAAACGTCTTGAACCTAAGCTAGACGGCGTTCGTATGTTGCTGATGCTTATTCCTAGTGATGATGGTACAGTTACAACTATTTGCTTTAGTCGTAATGGTAAACAGTTTGACAACTTTGGTCATATTGAAGAACAGATTCGTGATAACTGGGTCAAGATGGTTCGTAAAGCCGCAACAAGTAATTTAAGCATGGGCTTTGTACTTGACGGTGAAGTGATTGGTAATACATTCCAAGAACTCATGCGACAAGCACGCCGTAAGACTGATGTACAAGCAGAGGATAGTGTGTACAATGTGTTTGATATTATTCCTCTTGATGCTTTCCGTAAAGGTCATTGGAATGCACAGTTGAGTAAACGCATTACTATTTTAGAAGACATGCGTTCAACTATTGATACTATGCCCAATGTTGAGTTGTTACCACACTTGATGGTTGACTTGGACACCGGAGCAGGTGTGGATCAACTACAACGATATGCTAAGGATCAAGTCAATCTAGGATTCGAAGGCATTATGATTAAGAATGTTGATGCCCCGTATATCTGTAAACGCAGTACAGATTGGATGAAATGGAAGCCCACAATTACTGTAGACTTGGAGGTCGTAGGTGTTGAAGAAGGTACTGGAAGAAATGAAGGGCGACTTGGTGCATTAGTTTGCGCCGGACAAGATGACGGAAAAGATATTACCGTCAATGTTGGCAGTGGCTTTAGCGATACTGATAGAGATGATTATTGGAGCAATAGTAATCATATTATTGGTCGTACTGCTGAAATCATGTGTGATGTAATTACGCAAAATCGTGATGGTACATACAGTTTGCGCTTTCCACGATTTGTTAGATTTAGGGATGACAAATGAATGAACGAACGAATTGAACATTGTTTGTATCAAGCAGGACTCACTGCACAAGGTTGCTGGGAGGATTTAGATACTTACACGCAAGAAGGCATTGAAAAGTTTGCCGAGTTGATTGTGAAGGAATGTTTGGCTGTAATCAATCAGTCTAATGGTGTGGGTGACGATGATGTTATCAAAATTAGCAGGGATGTGAAGAAACATTTCGGAGTTGAAGAATGAACGAACAAATTAAAAAACTTTTAGATGAAGCCACTGTTTATGCATTGCATGAAACTAAAGATGCGGTTGACTTCTTTGATAATCCTGTAACAAAACAACAACGTGAACGTCAATTAGAACTGTTTGCCCAGTTGATTATTAAGGAATGTGGCGTAGCATTGGCACCAATGTTACGTGATATGATTAGTCGTGGTCAGGCATATGATTTGATTAAACAACATTTCGGAGTTGAAGAATGATTAAACTTTGGTTAGCATTTATTATCCTTGCTGTTCTTATTCACCTTGGCATTAGTGCTTTGCGAAATATGAACGGTTTGGAACAATTAGCCTTGACAAAAAGCATAGGCTATAGTATACTTGTATCACTGGCAGCAGTAATGCTGATGACAGTAATTGTTATTTTATTTTAAGGAAAAACATGAAACGTATTTTTACTCTCTCTATTCTTGCCGCCGCAGTTTTGGCAACAGGTTGCACCCGTATTGAAACTGGTGAAGTTGGTCTCCGTGTAGGTTTTGATAAACAGGTTAAGACTGAGGAATTGCTCCCAGGCTCTTTTAATCAAACTATCATCGGTGATGTTATTACATTCCCAACTAAGGAAATCACTGTCAAGGTCGAAGACATGACTCCGTTGGCTAAAGATAATAGCACAATGAAAGACTTTGATGCTATGATTACGTACAACATTAATCAAGCACAGGTTGCTGAAATTTATAATAGCAAGAACAAATCGTTCCATGCTAAACACGATGGCGATGTTTACTTGATGTACAACTATGTTTTCAATGCTACTCGCAATGCTATCTATAAGTCAGCACGTAAGTTTGAGGCATTGGAAATGGGCGATGCTCGACAAGCAATGGAAACTGAAATCAAAGAGCAAGTGATTAAAACACTAGCAGAAGAAAAGTTAGATGGTACTATCGTAATCAGCCAAGTGTTGATTCGTAATATCGTGCCAGCAGATTCAGTTGTAGCAAGTGCCAATGAATTGGTTAAAGCTAAAAATGAATTCAAAACTGAAGAAGTTAAAGTAGCTACTGCTAAAAAGCGTAACGAAAGTATGCAAGCTAATCCAATGGCAATTCCCTTGTTGATGGCAGAAGCCCAAGCAGATGCTATGCGTAACTTGCCAGGTGCTATTGCTAACTTTAAAGGTCAAACTTTGGTTATCAACGGTGTGGTTACTCCAACTGTGCAAACTAACGGAAAATAAAATATTATGGTAACTCTAGTTAAACATGAATGGCACCAAGTTGACAGTCAATTTGCACTTGAATTGGATGAGAGTACTCTAAACGAAATCTATCCTGATTTAGATGATGAAGAAATTGCTGAGAAACTTAGACAAATTGAAGAGGGCGAAATTGATGTTGAAGAAATCGTCAATGATGCTTGGGACAATGATGTTGAACTAGAGTGGGACCGTCAATATGATGATTGGTGGACTGACCGAAAAGGTGGGTATGAAGTTACATACGAATTAGGTGATGAAGATAGCTGGCATACCCCACCCAAAGAACCTGAATCAACACACAAATGTACCAAATGTAAATGGGAAGGTCAGAGTTATCAAACTACTACCGAATACTTACGTGAAGATGGTAGTGTAATTGAGGATTACTTTTCGTCAGAAGAAGAATCAAATACAACTAAAGACACATGTCCAATGTGTAATAGTGATACTGAACTAACCGAAGTTGGTCTAAAAGAAGACCAAGAACGTAAAGAGCGTGAAGCACTTTGGGAAGAAGAAGATAATAGTCCTGAACGTCAAGAAGAATTGGCAGCGGCATTGGAAGAACTCAAATTAGAGTTTGAACAATTAATGGCACATACACATAAATGTACAGAATGCGAATGGACTGGTACAGAAGAACAATGTGAGACAGAAGGTATCTGTCCAAATTGTGCGGCTCACACCGAAGAAATTTAAAGTGATGGATAACTTAGTAGGTAAATCATACACGTTTGAAGACGGCGGCAAAATCGAAGTAATTCAGGTTAAACAGAGAGATGATGGACTATGGGTACATTATTTCATATCAATGAATTCAAATTTACCTAGAAAATTAGTTATGAAACATGATGAATTTATGAATCATTACAAACACTTGTTTAAGGATAATAATGTATAAGACAATTTACACTGAGGTTGAAGTTGATGTTGATCTTGGAGACTTTGATACCGATGATCTAATTGAAGAATTAGAAAGCCGAGGGTCCGGTGTTATGGAATACGGTGATGGTAAAGAAATCCTTGGATCCATATATGAAAAACGCCGATTGGGTAAAAATTATCAATCTGAATTAGACCAATTGATTTGGCTAGGTCTAGGTAAAGTGTTATAATATGTTAACATTTTAACCAGACTAAATATACAGATGTTTTCACGATTCTTATCAATATTTTCATTAAGTAATGCCACACTATTAGTGGCATTATCGCTTAGTACTATCGCCGCTTGGTATAGTATTATTGGTTTAACCGCTATCTTTGCAGGTGCGGTTATACCTATTATCATTATGGGTTCAGTACTTGAACTTGCAAAGATTACAACAACAGTTTGGCTACGCAAGTACTGGAAGCGTTGTACATGGATAATGAAGATTTATCTTGTGCCTGCCGTTATTGCATTAGCAGTATTAACAAGTATGGGTATCTTTGGTTTCTTATCAAAGGCACACATGGATCAAGGTTTGATAGGTGGTGATAGCGTGGCCAAAGTACAAATCTTAGATGAAAAAATTAAAACTGCAAAAGACAATATAGAGGCTAATCGCAAAGCACTTAAACAAATGGATGAAGCTGTTGACCAAGTTATGGCAAGATCAGACTCAGAAAAAGGTGCGGAGAAAGCAGTTGCTATTCGTAGAGGTCAAGCAAAAGAACGTGTTAGATTGCAAAATGAAATTAGTACTGAACAAGCAACGATTGCTAAATTGAATGAGGAACGAGCACCAATTGCGTCAGAAGTACGTAAGGTTGAGGCAGAAGTAGGTCCAATAAAATATATTGCGGCATTCATTTATGGTGATAACCCTGATGCTAATCTATTAGAACGTGCTGTTCGTTGGGTAATTATTTTACTTGTTATTGTATTTGATCCACTTGCTATTATGCTAGTGATTGCGGCTAATCAAAGTCGTGATTGGGATAAAGAACAATTAATTGAAGATGATAGAAATGCTATGGCTATCATACCTCCTAAAGAAGAGGACACTCGACCGTTTACTGAAGAAGAAATAACGGCATTAGACGGGCCACTTATTGAACCAAAGGCAACATGGCCCTTCCCAGCAGATCCAAAACCTGAATCAACTAAACATTATGTAGCAAATGAATTTACT